GGCGCTTCCGCTACCTCCTCCCACGTCATTTTCAGGCTAATAGGAACAGTGCCGCCAGTGCGTGCTTTAAGGTACGCCAACAGCGTAGCCTTTGCGCTTGCATACGTCGTGTCGTCGGCGATGTCTGCGAACTGCGTCCAGTCGCCGCTTGTGTTCGGGTCGGCCTGCGCCTTCTCTGCATAGTACAGCTTGCGGCGGATGTCGTAGCCCGTGGTCGCCGTGTCCGTCTGCGCGTCTTCGTGCAAACCGTCGCCGTCAGCCTGTGCCGTATAGTACAGCTCGACCGTTTCCGTAGCGCCATCCAGCAGCGTTTCCGCTTCGCTGTCGTAGTTGCCTGTGTATTGCTCACCGTTACGGCCTAAAATCAGGGTACTGTTTTGCCATGTGCCCGAAGCCGAATCATATTGCAAATAGTCGTTATCGGCGAGGCCGCTTATCGTTACATCTGTAAGCTCGCGCAAATTGTCGGGCGCTGCATCGAGTGCCGCCTGTAAACCCGTGACGTCGCTTATCGCGATGTTGTCATTGACAAATTCACCGCCGTCGTACTTCAGCACTTCGCCTGACGCAGGCAGGCTTACAATGACGTCGCTGAGGTCGTTGAGCTGTTCCGCACCTCCTGCGTCATTGGCAGCCTCCCAGTTTTTGCTAGTGCTGTTGTATGCAATCAATTGCCCGTTTGTGACTCCGGTTACATCCACATCGGACAATTCGCCCAACTGCACGCCCGTAATTGGCGAACCTTGGGCAATCTCAAAACCGCTGCGGCTTATGCGTACGTCGTAGTCGGCATTTATGTTGTACGCGCGTTGCGGTTCGTCGAAATCGATTACTTCGTTTAAGTATTGGATGCTCTGTACGTTGACGCCGTTATATGTGCCCTTCACGCGGTCGAGCGCAGCGCGTACCGCTACGGCCAAGTCAATCGCTTGCGTATAGCTGTCGCTGTAAATATTAACCTCCACTTGCGCCGTGTCCAGCTTGGACGGTTCGGGCTTCGTATCCGTAGGCTCGTTGTTCGCAATCGCGTATACGATATACGGCAGGTCTGCATCCTGCTGTGCAATTTCGGGATATATGCGCGTGCTTACGACGTCCGTTACGTCCGTCGCATTGGTCAAAAGGTAATAAATCGCCTTGCCTACAATCATTTCATATATCGTTTAAATTCGCTTCGGTACAAACTAACCTGCGCTTTTTTTACGGCTGGTTGTGCCAACGTCAAACCGCGCTTAAACGCGCCCGTGTTTTTGGTCTTTAGGCGTGCCCCACGTCGGCCGGGTATCATACCTTTTTCCATCTGCGAAGGGCGTGCGCCCATTTCGACAATGTGCGCGAACCAACCGTCGGCACTTTCGCGAACTTTCCGCTTAAAACGTTTTTTGCCGCCCGGATTCACTCGCGGTCCGGCTATGGCTGTATTGCTACCCTTGCTGAACCAAACGCCAATAGAAGCCTTTAATTGGCCGCTGCGTACAATTACCGGCTCGCTACCTTTGCGCTTTATTATGATGTCGTCCGGGTAGTTAGTAATCTCTTTGCGCTGAATAGGTACGTAAACGCGTGCCGCTTTACGATTTACCTTTTTCAGCTCTTTATGCTGGATGCTTCCAAACCGTGCGGCGCGGTCTAAACGCTTCTCGATTTTCCGCAATTGTTTTTGCAAATCGTCCATTACTCACCGCGCAAACTTGTTACAATTCTAAAACCTTCCTGCCGTCCAATTTCTTGCACGCCCTCAATTTGGTACGTGTCGCCGTTGTAGCTTACGCGGTCGCTTGGGCGAATGCCGCTAACGTCGGACGAATAACGGATAATAAAATGCACGGGCTGGCTACTGTACAACTGGTCGCTTTGTACGGCTTCGCGGCCGCTGCCTTCTTTGTACTGCACCTCGGCCCACACGGTCGCAAGCGTACCCCACGTTTCCGCGCGTTCGCCGTACGCGTTTGCACTCAGCGTCGCGCGCTGAATGGTTATTCGCCTGTCCATCGTGCCGAACCTCATACAGCCAAAATATTACGGTAAGGGCTAACAAGTGAATGAATACCTAACGGCAACTCGTTGACGCTGGTACGCGTTACCTGCATCCGGTTTTCGTACAAATGCCCAACAAGCAAACGAATGGCGTGCAAAATTGGTTCGGGTACGTCGGCTTCCGCGTATCCCAAATTCATGTTGATTTGTACCGCGTGAAATGTGTCGTCGTAAAGCTGGGGCACGTTATCAAACGTAATGCGCGCCGACTTGGTTTTTATGTCGAACCAATACTTTGCAGCGGCCAGCGTTTGCGTGTCGCCGTTCGCGTCGGTGTACGTTACTGACGAAATCGAATTCACCGGCCCAATCGGAAACCGCGCGTTGTAGAAATGGTCGATGTAACCCACGGCCGTAACGTCGCCCAATCGCGTATTGCAATAGTCCTCAATCCAGGAAATCGCCGCATCGCGTAGGCTCGTTATTAGCGTGTCTTCGTCGCTGTGGTCAACGCGCAAATGCGCCTTAAGGTCGGCAACCGTTATCACGCTGTCGAGCGTCGGCGTACCTGTTATTTCAACGGTCATCATGTCGCTAAAATACGGACAAAAAAAAAGCCCCCGGAGGGGCTTTAATTTCCGTTCCATTGGGTGGTATTACAGGGAGTCAATAACCCCCTGTGCGCATTCTGACAATGTTTCGTCAACTACGAGCCAGTTGTTTTTGTCGTGGCGAGCGCTGCCCTTGCCGATTGGCGAGAGGTACGCGGCCTTAGTGTAGGCTACCCAGTAGTCGCCAACACCCTCCTTGATGAGTACGAGGCTGTCGAGGTGCTGCGCCTGCTCTTCGGTGAGGTTCATCTCTTTGGCGATGCGCTGCACGTTGAAGTGTCGTGCGCAGTAGTCCTTGGGGAGGCGGTCGCTACCGAACAGGGGTGAGTGGTACTCGGTGGCTACGTTGCTGGTGTGTTTTGCTGAAATTTTCATGGTTGAAAAGGTTTGTTTGTTTCGTTTGATGTCTCAAATATACGGCAACTATTCCTTTCTACGCAAATATTTTCGTAATTATTTTACGACTTTTTTTGTAATGCCTGTATTTACTGGGGTTTCAGAGCATAAAAAAAGGGCGACCGTGGCCGCCCCTTTCTTAGAATTCACTCAATTATTACGTCAACTGCGTAGCCTTCGCGAGTGCGCCGGGCTGGCGTACGTCGAAGTCGTAGAATCGGTTTACGTGCAAAGCGATTTGGGCCGTGCCTGCATTGCTATATGGGTCAATCAAAATATCGATTCCGGAGAAAAACGCGAGCAGTGCGCCCTGTGCGAAGTTTCCAAACAACATTTGACCGGCTGCAGTAGAAGCGTCAGCTAACAAGCCGTCCACAAGGTAAGGCGTTGCAACAGCGTTGTAGCCGTTGAAGTTGCCGCCTTCCCACAAAGCAGAAACATTTGATACCGCCGCTTCGCTCTTAGATTGCTGGTAAGCAAGTGGCGACATAACGTACGATGCGCCTGCAAGGTTACCGTGGTCTGCCAATACATCGCCTTCCATCTTAAACGCCAAAGCTGCATTCAAAGCCGTGTCGCCTGTAGTTGACACGTTAATAGCAGTTGAAGCCAAGATAGCGTCAAACGCTGCGTCGTCAATATATGCGTTCATTGCTGCGCTCAGTTCGTTAGCAATCAACGCATCAACTTCGGGGCCGCCTTGCAAAATCAATTGCTTACTGTACTTGGTGTTTGCTGCAACGCGGTTTGGAGTGAGTGTTACCTCGTCCATTTCCATAGCCGAAGCTGCATCCGCGCTTACCTCGGTTTCGCCCGTTCCTACCGCCTTCGCGCTTACGCGTGGAAACTGCAAGTTGCCGGTTGCGTTACGGATTACGGTTGTGCCCAACTGCTCAATAACAGATGGCGCGCGCAATGCCTCAATTGCTGCCGGTACGGAAGTAGGTACAAATCCTGAACCGTCGCCGCTACCCGCTTGGAAGTCGTCAGCCGCTCCAGCACGCAAAGCAATGGTAGGAATGGCAACCTGTCCTGCTGTCTGCAATCCTCGGCTGCGCATTTCCTTCTGCGCCTCTGTTGACCATTCAGCTTCCGCGCCTTCCAAAGCTCGGCCGTTTGCTACTGTGGCAATGGCTCGCGAAAGGCTGAACTTATTGTTTACGCGCTCAACCTCGCGCTGCTCGGCGTTCGATGTCGTGCCGCTTTGCGCCATGCGTGCAACCATTTCCTGCTCGCGCTGCTTGTGCTTAATTTTTACGTCTAAGTCGGCTACCATGTTGTCGAGCTTGTCGCATCGCTCCTGTTCGGCCTCAGTCAATGAACGGCCTTCACTGTCGGCCTTTTGTCCGATACCTACGAACTCTTCGTAGTATGCGGAACGCTGGCCCTTTAAATCGTTAAGAGTCATATTTGAAAAATTGTTCTTTGTTGTTGGCGTAAAGTTACGCGCTTCGGTTTTTATGGTTTCAGGTTCTGCGCGTTCTTCCGTTGCCGGTTCTTGCGTTTCCTGTTCGTCGTTCAGTTCCTCCGCTTCCTGCGCCGCCGCTGCCATGTTTCGCGCTGCTACTGTCGTGCTGGGGCTTGCTGGGTAAGTCACGGCTGACGTGTCCAACAAACGGCCAATTTTTGTGATTGTTCGTGTGCTACGGTCTTCGCTCCATTCGTCCGCGTCAATCGTAAACGCAAACGAACTTTGGGTAATGTCGCCTCGCTTGATAAGCTTGTAAAGGTCGCGCCCGTCCTGCGTGTCCGCAAGTGCAGCGCGGTATCGCAAACCGGTTTCATCGACTGTGAGTTCTAACGTGCCGTTGGTAGTTCGTGCGAGTGGCGCGCCAGTATGGTTCAGCAAGAACCGCACGTCGTCACCTAACACGTCGTCAAACGCGCCGCGTGCAACGCTTTCTTTGAAATACCCTAAATCGTACTCAACCTCGAAATTGCTGGCATAGCCTTCGACAACTAACGAATCGTCGCCGGCGGCCCGCACTTCGGCGGTTCTCAATTCTACGTCTTCGCCATACTGCGCACGCAATTCAGCTTCGTGGTTGTTGTTCTTTTCTTCCATTTTATTAATTGTTTTGCGCGCCCAAGGCAGCATAGATTTACCGCCCCATGCGTCATACATCAACCCGCCGCACCCTTCGTCGTAAGGTACGTCGGCGTTTTGTGCGTGACGGCTTAAAAAGCTGTAAACGCGCTTTACGGTTTTCAAAGATAGCTTTTCCCGGCTGGCGATTTGATTGGCTCGCTGCTTGCCTACCGGCGTTCCACAACTGCCCCAGCCGTTTTCTTCGGCATATTTCAACGCGCGCTTGGCGTTATTTACCGCGCTTTCGGGGTAATCATTGAACGCCATTGCTTGCTAATTTTTCGCTGTATTCTTGCAGCTTGTTCAGCGCCAACTGGTTCACCTGAATTACATGGCTGTCGCCCCCTTCCGTGGGGTTCATGTCCTCCTTTTGCCGAACTTCGTTAATGTTCAAAACGCCGTTTTGCAGCATCTGCGTATAGAACGCCGCACGGCTTTGCATGTCGCCTCGGTACAAATCATTCAAATTGAACTTGCTGTACAGCTCCGGCCGCTCGCGTGCCTGCAACAGCTTGCGGTCGATTTCCTGTTCGATGCGCTTGGCCCATGGCGTAACGGTGTGGCGTGCAAATTGCAGGTTTTGTTGCTCAACGTTGTTGTACGTCGTCTGCGATTCGAGTTGAACCAATGCCGGAGGCACGCTAAAAATGCGGCAAATTTCCTCCGCTTGGAATTTGCGCGTTTCGATGAATTGCGCTTCGTCCGGGCTAATCGAAATACGCGAATACTTGAACCCGAAAGGCAAAAGCTTTGTGCCGGCTTGGTTCTGCGCCTTGTTCCACGACTGTTGAATAATATCCATTTGCTCTTTTTTCAAAGGCTGGTCGCTGGATAAAATACCGGTCATTTGCCCGCCGCTACCGAAGTATTCCGCGCCAAATTCCTCGGCGCTTTTTGCTAATCCGAGGTTTTCACGGTGCAAGCGAATCGGGCTTTTTCGCTGAAGGTTGCAAATCTCCAGCATGTTTTCAGGCTGCACCATGCCGACATTTTTCACGCTAAACACGGGCTGGCCGTTTACGAACTTGCGGTCGACGTCGTAGTAATCGAGGCAAATAAGCTGCGTTGCGTAGCCGCGCGCGTCGCGTTCAATCAGCGCGTAACCGCACCCGTTCAACACGGCGTTGCTTATAATAGTTTCCCAAAACTCAAAAGCCGTTTGGTATTCGTTCGGCTTGTATTTGATAACGTCAAACGCCGGATGCACGTTGGCAACGTCGATATTTCTGCCGTTGCGCTCGTAGATGTCAAGGTTGAGGCTGGCAAGCGTGCTTGCAATTTTGTAGGTGCAAGCGTAAACCGTGCTTATCGTAAGGGCCGTCGCTTCGTTTACGTTCGCGCCGCTAATCGTGTGACCGTAAATACCTAACTCATTCGGTATTGCTTGGCTGTCGTATTTGCCTACGCGGTAACGAAATAGCGCGTTGAATCTGTCGCGAAGTGTTGCCATATGGTCCGCAATTTACGAAAGGGAAATTATGTCGAATATCGTGTCGTTCGCTCCGCTCGTTTTGTGGTGGCCGTATTCGTTCATTGCAATTATTGAAGCTATAACGCCGTCCACTTTCTTGCTTTCGTGCTTCTCTTTCGTTACGCGCTTGTTCTCGTTTACGTCGGTGTAAACAACTGCACAACCCATTTGCCAGCGTAACACCTCGTTACCGCCGTGAACTATGTTGCCTTTCATCATCTGCATTTCAAATTCTTTCGTTGGGCCGTTCATGGTGGTAATGTTCTGCGCCATTGGGTGCATTTCAATATCGTCTTGTATCAACTCGCTAACAATGTAAGTGGAGAACCTCGGGTCGTAGCCAATCGAGCGAACATCGTATTTGCTGCACGCCTCGACAATGTGTTCTTTGACGTATCGAAAGTCGGTAACGTTGCCCGGCGTGACGGTTATATGCCCGTCCTTGGCGAACCGGTGGTAATCAATGCCCGCGCTTAGTTTCTTGGAATCTGCTTTGTCTTGGTTGACAAACTGGTGAACGATGAGGTAAAAGCAATCGCATTCGTCGTCCCTAAATAGCAAAGCAAAGGCGGTTAAGTCCTGCGTACTTGCTAAATCAAGGCCGCCAAAGGCCGGCAAGCTCGGCAGCTTTTCCCACGGTATAGGGTCAGCGCCGCGCATGAAAACATCGTCGGGAATCCATGCCGTTTCCGCGCTCGTCCATATGTTCAGGTTGAGCCGAAGAAACGTGTTCAGGTACGACGGGACGTTCTGCGCTTTCTTGCTTTCTTGTTCAAAGTACGCTTTCGTGCAGATGCTGCCATATCCCGGATTGGCTTTTCGCCATGTTTCTTCAGCTGTCCAATCATCGCCTTCATCAGCGGCATAAAGTACCGGTAAAAAAGTTTCATCGCGTATGCTGCCCTCCTGTACTTGCCGAGCGTACTCATGAACTTCAAAACAAATCGAATTACGGTCATGGCCGGCGGTGGTTAGTGCGATAATCAAAGGCTGCGTACGCGCGCCCGTAGACGTTACGAGAACGTCCCAAAGGTCGCGGTTCGGCTGCGTGTGCAATTCGTCAAATATAACGGCGTGACAATTGAAGCCGTGTTTTGTGCTGGCTTCCGCGCTTATCGACTTGTAAAAGCTGGATTTATATTCGATTTGCGAACGTAGCACCTTGGCGCGCTGACTCAAGTGCTTGTTGTTGTGTATCATTTCCTGCGCAATCGAAAAGACAATATTGGCTTGGTTGCGGTCGCCCGCTGCGCTTATCACTTCCGCGCCGGGTTCGTTATCTGCAAAAAGCATGTACAGCGCGATGGCTGCACTTAGGTTCGACTTGCCGTTCTTCCTCGGAATCTCAACGTAGCATGTTCGGTATTTTCTTCGTCCGTCGGCTTTCTTCCAACCAAACAAAGGCCGGATAATATCGTTTTTTTGCCAATCTTCCAGCAGGAACGGTTTGCCGCCTAACTCGCCTTTGACGTGGGTACAGAACTTTTCGATGAAGTCAACCGCGCGGTTTGCGCTTTCCTCGTCGAAGTAATATTCAGCTGAAATATCCGTCAACGCTTTCTTCGGTTTCCGTGGTCGTTCCTACCAACCTTTCAAGGGTCGCAATCATGGCTTGTTTACGCATTCGCGCTTCCTTGAGTTGCTGCCATTCCGGGCGCGCCCTGCTGTACACGTCGCCGCTTTTGCCCGTCACCATGTAGCAAGTGCCGTTTTCGTTGCAGTACGCCTGCAAGGTTTCTTCCTCAATCTCTACGCAGGCCAGCGTTTGGATTAGCGATTTTACGCCGCTCGTTAAATCGCTACGCGTGCTGTATTCCGCTACTCGCTCGGTAAATCGTTGGAATTGTGCGTTGTTCATGCCGCCAAGTTACAAGGGTTTCCCTTTAGGTTTCAAGCTGACGCGAAAAAAAGAAGACAGATCGGAAGAGCA